AATATATATTGTTTCTTATATAAAAAAACCCCACCAATTAAGGCAGGGCAAACTAAAACAAAATTAAACAAAACTAAAAATTAAGAGGTTACATCTACGAGTCCGTCTCTGTAGTGGTCTACAACTACGCCCGTTTTTAATGTGATTGATTTATAAGGTACTATTGAATTTTTTACGAGTAGTCTGTGTATATATTTTCTCATGGTTTAAATATCTAGGGTTAATGTTGCTATAAATAAATACAGCTTTATTGTCGTGTAATCAAACTCTTTGGTTTGAGCCATATACTCCCAACCTAATAGGAATCTGTCGTGCGGATAATGGAAAGCTATTTGTAGAGTCCAGTTCATTATATTATATCTTTTGCAGCTTGAAATCCTGCGTTAAATTCGTGCCTTGAATGAGCGCCAATAATCTCGATTAAAATATGCTGTTGCTTAGAGGTTAAATCTAGGTCTTTGTCAAAGAGTCTGTTTAGTGCTGTTTTTAAATCCATAGGGTTTTAGTTTGTTTTTAAACTTCTTTTTAGTAGCTTTCCGTTGTTAGTTTTAAAGGTAACTTTAACATCTGTTAACTCCTCAGTACAAAAGTAAAAGTAATTATATTCCTCAGTTACGTATTTAGTTTCGCAGTTAGTAACTTCTCCGTTATTACTCTCAAAGTAGTTAGTAACTTCTCTGTAAATCTTATTCTCTTGGTTTTCAGTTAGATACATAATATTTTGCTTTTAATTGTTTTTGTTTTTGTAAATATACAATACTTTTTTAGTTTCCACCAAACAAAAAACAACATTTTTTATAACTACCTAGTCCTCAATGTTTAAAACCTCAAATATTAATTGACAAGTTTCGTATTCCTCGATATATTCAAAGTATAGCAGCGCATCTCTGGAGAGTATTATCTCGTCCTCTTCGGATTCTGGCTCAAATAAATACTTCTCGTAATCGTTATAAATAAACGTACATACATACTGTATAGACTCGTCTAGTAAATACTCTACCATACTGCGGTAGAATAAATCGTGCGCATCTGTATAGTTTTGTTTTGTAGCCTCCTCAAAAAATATGTGAGGATTGTCAAATATTACGGGTATCGTCATTTAAAAAAGATGTGTATATACGCAGTCGTGCACAAAGCTGTAGTCCTCGTTTAAAGCCTCTAGCTGCTCCTCTGACATTGCCTCGCCGTCGTAGTCTGCCGAGACTATAAAAGCGTCGCAAAAGTCTGGGTAATCGTTTGTATCTATTCCGTCTACTTCGATGTTATCTATTAGGTCGTAATTCATTTGTCTGTGGTTTGTGCCTCGTCTACGTCTTTGATTTCGTTTGACGATAGGGCGGTTACTATTGCCTCTTGATTGTGTGCTATATCTTTAACAAGGGAGTGTAGATTTGATAGCCTTGTCTCTAACTCGGATACCCGTTTCCTCAAAACTTGCTTGTTTAGCGGTTTGCTTTGTTTCTCTAATTTTGGCATTTGCTTGCTCATATTCTTGTTGCTTTTTTAGTGTAGCGCGTTCCATTTTTATAAAGGCGCTCATTTGGTTATTAATAAAAAATTGAATTCTTTCCTCTGGTATGCCGTCTAGTAATTTCTCTAGTCTTGGCTTGTTTTCTTTTAGGCTTTTTATCTCTAGCTTTAGCTTTACATTTGCCTCTATTAATTCCTGCCTTTGTCTTACTACCTCGTCAATCGAGCCGACCTCTGCGACTATCTCCTCTACTGAGGGAGTAGGCTCTAATATACTCTCCAAAGCGTGAAAGCTCTTTTTAAAAAATACATCAAATTTATAATGTACATTAAATTTTTTGAGCGAGTGTAATACCGTAGAGTGGTCGTGATTTGTAACTGCTCCTATTTCTGCAAATGGTTTGCCCGTTAACTCTCTAGCGAAATGATAAAATAAACATCTAGCCATAACGTACTCCCTCTGTCGTGTGTTTTTATCTATTTTTAATCCTGTTACTTCCTCTACTGCGTCCTTAATTGTTTTTAACATAGTTGTTCTTTAAATTGTTTAAACTCCTCTAGGCTGCGGATAACTACGTATGTGAATCCTTGAGACTCTAGTAGTTCCTGCCATAGTATTTGCTCTTTGCTTTGCTTTCCTTTAGCGTTTTTTAACTCAATCATATAGGCAGAGCTTTGGTAATAGTAAACCATATCGGAGCGCCCTTTGATTAATCCGAGCGCTTTGTTTCTATTGCCGTCTATTTTATTAGCCGAGTTGTTTAGGTTATAGCAAAGTAAACCTCGCTCGTCGGGAAAGCTATTCCAATGCCATTGAAATATCTGCGTTTGTATTTTAACCTCGCTCAACATTTATACTAAATTGCATTGCATAACGAATTTGCTCTTTGATATATTCAATTCCATCATATATAAATATATTACCATAGCCATCAAAAGGAGTAACGCCATCAATTTTATAAAAGCCTGCTATTTGTGAAACCATTTTTAAATCTTCCTTTAAACTTTCGTATCTATTTTTATGATAATTAAATTTTGTTTTTTTTGCTTTGTTATAGCCAATAGATTTATTTAGGCAATTTTTATTGTCTATATGATTTAATATATAAGCGTGTTCTATTTTTCTTAATATATTTTCATCTGTTGAATTAGATGTAACTAAACAAAGTATTTCTTTTATAAAATTTTTTTTACCATACTTCTCAATTTGTTTTTTTAATTCAACTCCACTACCTAAATAGTTAGGGTTAGAGGTTGTATTTAAACCTATATAGTACTCACCTGTTTTTTTATTTGTTGTTTTGTAAATCTCCATAATTTAATGTATTTTAACCTCACTAAGCATCTGGCTCAAATATAAAATAAAAATCGTCTAGGTTTACCCCTAGAAATTTCTGCATTGTTGCCATAGTTAAAAATGTAACGTCGTAAACGTTATCGGTTGCCTCTAGGTCTTTAATAATTCGATGCGCTGTAAATGGATACTCCTCGTTTAATAAAGATAGCTTATCCTTTAAATCTGGTCTTAATGTTTGTAGTAAGTTTTTCATTTTGTTTTAGTTTTATTTTATTTAGTTATTATCTTATTAGCTTGTTAGCCTCTGCCATATTGTTAAACTTGTAGCCATACTTTATCATTACTTTTATAATTGCGTTTGTGTCGTATGGGTGATTAAACTCATCTGAGTAAAAGTCTTTTACTACTTCAGCAAAAGCTAAATCTTTAGATAAACCTTTAGTGTCTTGTAGGTTGTTCATAAAGTGTAAAAATCCTTTTTTATTAGTGTTCATTACATTTTTAACTCTAGTTAAGTCCGCAGCCATTATTTTAGATACAATATTATTTCTTAATTCGCTATTAATTGAATTTATTTTATTTATATGAAAAACATCTGTATAGAGAGTTTCTGTAATATTTTTTCCTGTTATCTTATAGTTAGACTCTTTAGCTATTACCTCTTTTATTACTTTGTAACCATCTACATTAAACACGTATGCTTTACCAACTACAACGGGTCTTGTAGCAGTTCCCATAGTTCCGCCAACGTTGGCTATTATTCCGTATGTATTAATTGCTTTGTCGTTTGATAGTGTCATAGTATTAATTTTGTTTTTTCAAAGATATATAAACTTATAACTTATAAACAACTTTTTTAACTAAAAACTTTAAATCTTTTTTTATTTACATACTCGAAAGACTTTTTATACCCTACCGCCTCAAGAAAATCTCTAGCGTCTAGCCTGCAAGTTTTACGATGCAATACCCACGCCGCAGTTATGTATTTGTCATGTACCGCCTGCGCAAGCTCTGCGTTTGACATCTCGCTGTAGTTTTTAATTACCTCGTTTTTAATTAGCTCTAGCCTAGCAATCTCTGCCTCCTTTTTATTTATGAATTTATGTTCGCAATAAGGGCAGACTTTTGCAGAGGCTAATAGTATAGCTTTACATTTCGGGCAATCTTTTACGGGCGCAGGCTGCTCTCTTGTAAGTTTCTTTTTTAGACTCCAGTCTCTAGGATTTTCCCAATGCCCTAGCCGTTTGATATTATTTCCAAAGTCTAGGATATTAAACGAGTTTAGGTCTGCGGTAGTCCTTGAGCCTCGTCCGCACATTTGCAGGAATAAAGGGAGCGAGGTTGTAGCTCTGTATAGTATTATAGTCTCGATGTCTGGCTGGTCAAACCCTGCATTTAAAATACCGCAGTTACAGATAATAGCTTTAGGGGTTTTATCGTACCATTCTAGTATAGCCTCTCGCTCATTTTTAGGGGTGTTTCCGTCGATATGTTTTGCCTCGTAACCTCTTGCATTAAATTGAGCGCAAACGACCTTAGAGCTGTTTACATTCGATGCAAATAGTAAGGTCTTTGTATTCTCTGTTAACCGTACCCAGTTATCTACGACTCCGATATATGTTTTGTTATCCTCGTAATAGCTTGCGGTATCGTAATCCGCTCCCGTTCGTTTTAGTCCTTTGGTATCTATTGGCACGCCGTAGCTATTGGCAGAGGATAGGAAACCCATTTTAATTAATTCGGGTGTATCTATTCGTTGCACTATGGCGGTGTAAAACTCGTCAAGAGATACGGCAGCCTTTCCCTTGCGCTCTGGAGTAGCCGTCGCTCCTATTACGTAGGCTTTAGGGTTAATATACTCTAGTAGCTTTGTAAATATATTTAGATGCGCCTCGTCGATTACTACTAGGCTCTTAGATGCTAGGAAACTGCTATAAGTTTCTTTGCGTCTGTCTATTGTTTCGACCATTCCCACGTGGAGCCTAGCTTGCAGGTCTGGCTTTGAGCCGCTCGTAATATATTCGGGGGTTAGTCCGAATTTCTCGAATGAGCTACCCGCTTGTTTCAATAGCTCGCTCCTATGAGTTAATACTAGGACGTTACCTCCACGCTTTAGATGCTCACTAATTAAGTAAGTAAACATAATCGTTTTACCTGCGCCCGTTGGAGCGCAGAGTATAGTCCTGCGGTTTCTTTTAAAAGAGTTGCGCAAGGATTGGATTATATCGTTTTGGTATGGTCGGAGTTTAATCATTCTAGTATATGCTTATTATTAATAACCCCTGTCGATAATTGTTTTAAATTGTTTGCTGCGGTTGTCTTGCCACGCAATGAGTCCGCCAAGTCTTGAGATTTCTTTTTTAGCATCTGCAATTCTCTGCTCCCCGTTTGAGCTTTCTCGTATTGCTTTATAACCTTTCTCAATTCTTTTTTGGATTGCCTCAAGCTCTGCTCTAAGTCCGTCGTTTCTTTTTTGAGTTTCTCGTATTGCGTTGCGAGTTCTCTCGATTTCAATAGTCGGCTGTTGTAGCTCGACGATAGCTCTTTCTGTAGCTGTAAACTTTGCTGTAATATCTCCGCTATCATTCATTGAGTGTATAGGTTATATTACACTTGCAGTAATTAGGCTCTACAGATTGCAGCTTTTGGATATACAAAGCGGCGTCCATTAACTCCTCTTTTAAGTGTTGCAGAAAATCGTCTCTGTTGTTATCCTCCAGAGTAGTGTTATATTTCTTTATCCCTGCCTCCGAGCGTGCGTCAAACTCTGCTTTTAAATCCTCTAGTATTTTGTCTTTCATATATATAAAAAATAAAGGGGAGCGCTAACTCCCCAAATTATTAAAATGGCAAATCGTCTGCCTCCTCTTGAGCTACCTCTGGAGCTGCCTCCCCTGCCTCTGCCTTAAATATCTTCCAAGACTGCAAGCTAGTATAATACTTTCCTTTATACTCGTTTGTTTGTACGTTAAAACTCACGTCTACCTCTTGCCCGACTTTATTAAATTTCAGAAACTGCTCTACTTTCTCGTCTCCGAATACCTCAAAACAATAGAGGTTGTTATAGTCCTCTGTAGTCTCTAGGATAAAAGCTAGCTTTTGCCAATCTTTGCCCGATGCTGACGTTCCTTTTTGTGTATCTAACACCTTTGTAATCTTTCCTGTTACTTTCATAGTTATTTATATTTGGTTATCGATTTTCTCTATTAGATAGCGCAGCTCTGACCTTTCAAACTCGCCAAGTTTTATCTTGTTAATTGTTAAATAGTAGTGGTCTTTCCTGCTGTCTGTTATTTCTATATCCATATTTTGGCTTAAAGTTAATATTTATTTTTATGTATTGCAAATTTTAATCCTTATATTTTTCTAGATTCATTTTAACGAGTATCGGAGTCTCTCCGCCGTTTAATACTACAGCGCAACCTATAGCGTTCTTTTTACCTCCTGCGGCGTAAGCAAAAGCATACTGCGAGTCGTCTATTCCACACCCTACAGCCATAGCAAATATAGCTCTAGTCTTTCCAAACATATAATCTATATAAAAATCTGTGTGAAAATGCCCCGTAACTGTGGAGACCATATCCCTACGCGCTGCCGTTCTAGCTTTAGAGCTTTTATGCCCATGTACATATCTAACGCCGTCGATATATGTATCCGTTACCCATTGCCAGTTTGGCGTTTTTAAAACGTCGTTAAACTCTTTTATCCATATTTTAGGAACGCCACTATCGAAAGCCTTTCGCATTATTATAGCGTCGTGGTTACCTATACAAACCTCTGCCTCTGGGAATGCGTTATACCAATCTTTTACTTGCTCTATTACCATCTCTAGCTCTGCGCCTCCTCCTAGTCCGTCGGGGTCTGTAGTGTGAAAGCTGCTCCAATGCGAGTCTATTATATCGCCAATAAAAACAACTCTATTACATTGATACTCTTTGTATGTATCCTTGCAAAATTGTAGGTAGTCTTTACGTTCAAAGGGTAAATGTATATCTCCTATTACTAAGACTCTACTTTTTTCGGCTTTAGCTCGCATCTCTAAAAGACTAGCCTCTTCCTTTGCTGTCAATCTGTAGCGGTTGGTTTGGTTTTTCATAGCTTATTTATTTGGGTTAATACTTCTTGATAATATTCTATAGTTTGATTATTAGACGGCTTTAGTATCTCGCTCTCTAGTATCAAAGTTATATGTACTTTTGCGCATTGTTTCGCCTCTTTGCTTGTCGTAGTTATAACGTAAAACGATTTCACTAATCTTGTAGCTTTCTCTTTTGGCGTTTGCATAAAATGCCATTCTTTTTTAATCATTTCTCTTTGTTAAATTTTGTTATATATCTCTGCGTTGTTCGTATAGATTTGCCTAGCATATCCGCAATATCTTTTTGAGATACGTCGGGGTTTTTTGTATAGATACTTTTAAAATTAGTGTAAGCATCTTTTTTATTATCAAAACTAGATTTTATTTTAGTACGCTCTGCGCTCTCTATTTTTATCTTGTTAGCCATATCTATGAAATAATGCGCTAACTTCTCAGCTTTTAAAACGCTAGATTTCTCTACCTCGTCCTTGTGTATATCTGTATTTTTTTGAGACTCTAGGGTATTAATTAGTAAAGCAAATCGAGCGACGTAGGCTTTCATTTTTGGTAGCATTGATTTGTTTGCCTCTGCTATATCCTCCGACTTTTGCATCGCGGTAATCTCTTTGTGTATCCGTTTGTATTCTATTTTAGCCTCTGGAGTAAACTCTGCGGTTACTGCCTCTACTACATTCCCCTCGCCTAGCCTTAAATTTCTTTTAGTAGACTCGTAAAATTTAATAATAAATGTATCGTACCATTCTAGTAAATCCTGCGTAATCTCCTCGTCTACGAAATCCTCTACCTCTAACTCTGGGTAACTAAATAGCATACGGTCAATAAATCCGTTGCTTTTGTTCTCCTCAGTTTGGAATCCGTCTAATATGCTCGGCTGTATTCCGCCCATGATAGGTAAAAACGCGCGCTCTACAAAGCTACTCTTTGCTGTCTTTCTATTTAGGTTAATCTCGCCACCACTCCAAGACGAAAGCCAATGCTCCATATCTCCGCCCTCGCGGTACTTATTCATATCTTTAAAGAAACCTGCAAGCTCGTCTTTTAAAACCCCTATACCGTTTGTATTTTCGTTGTGTAATTCTACGAGCGCCTCAAGGGTTACGTCGTTAACTAAAAATTGCGTTTTCTTTGGCTTATAAACTGGCTCTGTTAAAGCCTTGTCTTTGGCGTCCATATTGTTAAACTCGTCAAACTTTGCCTCTGCTACTATATAGCGCTTTATCTCTGTGCTATTTGCTTTATCTAAAGGGAATGTAATACCCTTAATCGACGGCGTCTTTCCTACCCCTGCCTTTCCAACTAGAGAAAGCCAAATACTAGGCGTTTCATTCCACCCGTTTTTTATTTTTATCTGTTGTGAGTTACCTACTATTATAGAGGTTAAAAATAACAAGCTACAACCCATATAGTCAATAGATTGTTTTAGCGTTCTATGTCTCTCTAGTATGTAGTGCTGTAATTCTAAAGGGAATATCTTTAAAGGAAACTCAGTATTTACGCATACCTCTTTATCCTCTAGGGTAACGTCTAAAGGCGAATCTATAGCTATACGCTCGCCAAATCCTTGCTTGTATAAATCTACAGCCGCAGCGCTCCCGTCGTCATTGTGGATATAATGCGCATAAACCATAAACGGGTTATAACCTTTCTCTGCCTCGAAAGACGTTCCAGAGGTAAATAGATACATCAATCCGTTATCCTTATAGATATATCCGCTATGTGCGGAATCTGCGCCTTTGCGTCTTATTATATATTTGTCTTTTAGGTTTCTTACTACGTCAAAGTCTGCGCCTATTAAATCTAGGATACTCGTTTTATTGTTGTAATCTTCCCAAGCGCTCAAGCCTGTAGATATTGGCTTATCTTTTTTAGGTTTCTCGATTACTTCTATAGCCTCCTCTTTGTGGTCGTATGTTTTAGATATAGAAAATAATACCTCCCTATCCTCCTCGCTAATATAGTCGATGTCTGTATACTCTTTACCGTTTAGTATATCGGAATAAGCTACGATATAACCGCCGTTGCCTCTGGTCTCTAGTATTTGCTGTTTATGACCTTTAAGTTTGGCTACCTTTAAATTACCCTCTACTCTTTTAGACTTATATAGTATGTGAAAGCCGTCGTTTATAGTTTTAGCAATTACAAACTTATCTTTAAAATTAAAAATGTTATCCTCTAAAAAGCTAATATACTCAGCCCACCACTCGGACTTCTCTTTTGCTGTAGAGAATACTTTTAAATCTACGTCTAGACATTCCAAATCGTTAAATCCTGTAACAATACCGACGGCTTTAGCTTTAGGGTTTAAATAGTTTACTCTAAAAGTCTCTATATCTGTAGCCGTTTGCTGTGCTTGTTTCCAACTTCCGACAGGTACTTTGTCGGCGGTTGCTGTAATAAGAGAAAAACCCCTATCTATTAAGTTATTACATTTTTGTATATCTAGTTTTATCATTTGCTGTTATAAAAAAACTCCTAATAAATAAGCTCAAGGTAGGAGTAGCTTAGATATTAAGAGTTTTATAATGTGTTGCTATAACCTCCTACGATTATATTAGCGATTAACTTGAACGGTTATCTCCTACAAATATAAACTCTTTGTTTTATATTAACTCCTATTTTTATTAACAATGCAAACACGACAAAACACGACAAACACGACAAAATAAAAACGCGATGTCGTGTCCTGCTCCCAGTGTGGCATTGACTTTGTTACCAAAACACGACAAAAAAGTGTCGTGTCGTCTTTTTTAAAAATTGTAAGCCTTTATTTTTTCAGTTTCAAAATACTAAACACGACACGCCAAATGTCGTCTTTCTGTGTAATCCTTTGCTATCACTAGGCTAAGGCAAACGACACGCGAAAAAATTATGTCGTGTTTGTCGCCTCAAAACACAAAAAAAGCCTATAAATCAAATTACAGGCTTTTTAAAACTAATTTTTTAAATTGTTAATAAGTCTCGTAAACTTTATCCAGAGACGCGGTAATCATTTTTAAGATGTTAGCCGTTCCGTTACAATTTGCACACATACGTTTTGTATCGTATCTCAAGGCAAACACCCACTCGTAAGTATTAAATACTAGTTTAGACTCTTCAGCGTTCCATTTGTCAACCTCTCTAGATTTAACAAACTTATCGTAAGCCTCGAACATTTCTTTAGTCATGCAGCGTTTAGGTCTTTGCGATGCGTTAAAAGTTGGCGAGTTGTTTAAAAGCCTTTTGCGCTCTTTACAGCCACAATCTTCGCCCTCTGGAGTAAATGTCTCTACTAGTTTAGATATGCCCGTAGCTTTAAATACTTTCTCTAGGGTTGTGCCTATACCTACGTCGTCGACATTTTTGGTTTCTATTGTTTTATCGTAAGCAAGTTTCAAGTCTCTGTATTCTTTGCTCCGTTTGTCTCCTTTAAAATTCTTTAGGTCTTTTTTAGTTACTTTCATTTTTACGCTTTTTTAAGTATTTCAGATTACTATTTTTATACTCTTTGTAATCCTCTTTTAAAATCTTTTTTAATCCTTTATGTATTTGACGATGTACATAACAATAATTTATGTTAAACTCTCGCCCTATTTCTCTTGTAGATTTGTCGAAACTTTCCTGTATTAATTCTTTTTGTACCATTGGCAGGTCGTCAAATCTGTTTAAATATTCTATTTGCTTGTCGCTAGGCTCAAAAGTATTCTCGCTATACGGTAAAGAGTGAAAGCTATCAATCCCTACCTCTCGATTTTTCTTTTTTAGTAGGTCAAGCCAAAGGTTTTTTATTGTAATTGCTACCATTGCGTCGTTAACTCTTTTATAGTCTGCGAGCTTTAGGTACATTTGCTGTAC